TTTATCTTTGTCTACTGGTTCTTCTGGTTCAGCGTGTGCTATTATATCGTCTTCATTTTGCCATATATCTAAACCCCAGTCTTCTAGTTCTACGCTATCCCATTCATTAGCTAGTATGTCATATTCCCAGTCGCCAAAACTTAAATTATCTTTTACTATAAATTGCTTTTTTTTTTCTTCTGTTAGTTCGTCAGCTTTTATTACGTATGCTTCTTTGTGTCCTAACTCTACTAAAGCACGGTAACGCATATTACCACCAAGTATAATATAGTTTTCGTCTACCACTATAGGCCTTAGCTTTAACATTTCTGGTAAGTCTTGTATAGACTTCTTTAACTTTATAAACTTCGCTTCGTTTACTTGTCTAGGGTTTTTTTTGTTTGGGTATATGTTACTAATAGGTAATAGTTGCATTTTCTAAATAGCTTTTTAATTCTTTGTCTTTTATATTGTCTTGCCTTTTTATTTCAAAGTTTAAATGGTCTATACATTTTTGCAAGTCTTTTGTTATATCGTTGTTGGGCTTTTTACCAGCACGTAACAAATACGCAATAGCTACACCTATGTTATAGTTATCACCAGCAAAGTCTTCTATAACTTCGTGTGCTTCGTAACCGTATACTTTACCTTTATAATAGTTTGGTGTGTTCATATTTACATTCTTAAATCACTTCGTTTAGCTATAGTACCGTTGGGCTTTTTAATTATACCACCGTAACCTTTATGTTCTTTAATGTATTCGCCATACGTTTTACATTCTTTGCAGTATGTTTCTGGGTTTATTACTTCACCGTCTACTACTTTCATAGTAGTTTTATAAACGTCAAACGTTTTGCACTTACATTTATATTTCATCTATTAACTTTTTTATTCCTTGGTAACAAGTATTTAAGCAGCTACTACAGTTAGAATTAGGGTTATACTTTGTTTTATATATTTCGTTGTATAAGTTTATTAACTCTACTTTTTTTTCTTTTGTTTTAGCAGTACCAGTTTTACAGTATAGCCATACGTCTATTAAACGTTCTTTTTGTTCTTCTGTTATTACCATTTGTCTTTTGGACATTTTTCAGTTTTCCAAGCTGCTTTAGTTTCTATAGGGCAACCACATTCGTTACATTCTCGTTCTGGTGTTAAGCTAGGGCAACGAGAACAAATAAAAACTCTATCGTAATACGTTGGTGTGTCTACGTTTTCAAAACCACCTAAAACACGTTTACTAACTGCTTTAAAGTAGTTATAGCTTTTTAGCATAAAGTTTGGTTTATTCAGCTTTTTTCTTTTGTCCATTCCTTATTAATTTAATTATACCATAGCTTTTAAATTCTGGTAATACCATTACGTCTATGTCGTCAAATGTTAAGTCGTCTAACTGTACTATATATTCTACGTCGCCTTGTTCATTATATATTTCTATATACGGTATGTCGTAGTCTATTAGTTGTGCCAGTTCTTTATATATCATTATTCATTTCTTTTAACCTTTTATTAATATATGCTTTAACACCTTTAATAGTTGTGTATATAGACATTCTACTAATATTAGTTTTGTCGCTTAACGTACTATATGTGTAGTTTCTACCGTCGTTGTCACCTAATACGTAAAGTTTAAATAATTCTCGTTCGTACCAGTAAAGTTCGTCTAGTATTTTATTTACATATACTTCGTTATTAATAATATATAAATGTGCTTGTGCTTGTTTTTTTTCAGCGTTTTTTAAAGCTAATAGACATAACTCGTTATCGTACGTAATTAGTTCGTAGCTTTTTTTATAGGTGTAGTAGTATGGGCTTGTCTTACTGTAATAACTTAACTTACACATACGGTTAAAGTAAGCACGTATATTACCGTTTTCTATAATGTCTTTTAGTCTAGCTTCTGGTAATTCTAATAATTGTAAAAATAGTTCTTGCGTAAGATCGTCTAAGTCTTTAGCTGGTATAAAGTTAGCAGCTATTAATTTTAGTTCTTTACAAAGTGCGTTACTTAACATACGTGCATATTAAAAAAAACATTTAAATATACAAGCTTGTTGATAAGTAATTATTAACAAATTTCTTTTAATAATTGTTTATAATGTTTAATCAATTCTTTTAAGTCTTCTTTACTGTACTTAATACTTGACTTGCTTAAACGTATTACTTCGTCTACGTTCTGTTCGCCTATGTCTGCACATAATCTACGGTAAAATAGTAGTTGTTCACCTTGCGAATACATATTACACTTTACGCACTGTGGTCTACAGTTGTTTAAGTGCCACCTTGTGCTAATATGTTTACGCGACTGCATATGACCATTTTGCATTTGCTTGACTTGTTTAACAATACCACACGTATAACATTCTACGTTACCGTTGTCGTCTGCATAGTGCCAGCGTATGTACTTACTAAAGATCGTGTCTAGTTCTTTTTTAAGTGCTGCGTGGGTTTTTTGTTTAGCCATTCTTTTTGCTTTTTATATCTTTTGTCTTGTCGGTGTTCTTGCCATAAAATAAAAGCAGAAATTACTGCACCTATTAAAGATGCTGCTATATATAAAGTTTTCATTTTAAACGTTTTGCTTGATTAATAGTATTTCCTATAAGCTTTTGTGTCTGTTGTTCTTTTTCAAAGTCTGTTAGTAGTCTTTGTTGTCTTTTAAGTGCAGCAGACTTTTTGTATTCTTTTAACCATATATTAAAGTTTCTAACATTTACAAAGTTACCATTTTCGCTATTTCTTATACCTTGTTCAAAAGCAAATTTAACTTCTTCTATAGTTAAACCACCGTAGTAACGTACTAAGTCGTGGTATAGTAACTGTGCCATTAATACCACTTGTTCAGTGTCTGGTTTTTGCCCTAGTTCTAAATAGCATTTACTTAATAAATCTACACAATCAATTTTTAATTGTTTTTCATCTTTAGTGTATCGTTCCCAAACTTTCATTTTACTTGTTCTTTAACCGTTAAAATTATTTCCATTAGTTCGTCATATACAGTTTCTAGTTCTGGGCTATTGTCAGTCCATTTAACTATTTCTTTTTCGTAGGCCCTAGCAGTACCTATAAGTCTATTAAATTTAAGTTTAACAATACCAGAATGTCTACCCTTTAAGTTATACAGTTGTTCGTTAAAACACCTAAAAGTAGCTATTAGTAAGTTTAAGTCTATTGTGTCTTGTTTTGTCATAATTATATAATGTTTCTAGCTTCTTGCCAAGTGTCTAATATATTCTTTTTTTCTTTAGGTTTAAACGCAGCTTCGTTTTTTTGCCACGTTTTTAGTCTTCGACCTATATCAAAAGTCTTTTGTAGTTCGTACTTTAGTTTAGTCTTACTGTGGTTCGGTTCTGTCCAGTAGTCATAAAAAGCTTCTAATAGTTGTTCGTTGTAACTATCTTTAAACGCAGACAGTTCTATTAAAAATTTATTAGTTACTTTTAATAGATCACGTTTCTTTTTTGCTTTAGTTTCTAGCTGGTAAGACTTCCAGTTACAGACAGTAATTAAACTATTTTTAGTGTTGCTATCAATATCTATATACCCTTGTGCTTTTAATCTTTGCATACGTTTGTATACTGTAGTCGGTTTTATATGTAGTTCTTCACTTGCAGAAACACGACCAGTTAAAAACTGTCCTACACCTACCTTACGACCATATACTATAGCTTCTTCTGTGTTAGCTTTAAGAATACACCATATAAATATTTTAAGTAGTTCAGCGTCAGCAAATACACCGTTATCTAATATTTGCCTATGTAGTTTTATATATCCTTGCATTTGTGTATTGTTATTTGTTCGTCAAAGTTATTATTTATTTCTTCATAAACACCTTTTTGCTTTATTGTTTGTTTCCATTTGTTCTGTGCGTTTACTTGCCTAACCTTGTATTTGTCACCCCTTAAAGACGGTACGTGTTCTTGAAACTTAGCCCTATGTCTACGTATACTTGTTGGGCTGCTTAAATTATCGTCTGCAAATAATTTCATTAGATCGTAAGCAGACATAGTTTTAATGTCGTAACCTTTTTGCTTTAGTTCAGCGTTCCAAACGTTAGCAGTTAATTTGTTGTCGCTATCACGTAAAGACTTATACTGTATAAGCAGTCGGTGTATTGTTTCTTTAAGTTTCATACTAATTGTTTTTTAAAATGATTTAAGTTAGCTATAGCTAAATCTATTTCTTCTATTGTACTTGCAGTTTGTAAATTACGTTTTAAAGAACCTACGTTACTTTCGTTTTCAAACCTATTAAGCACCAGTATATAAGCGTCGTTATATTGTGGGTAGTCTGTAGGGTATACAGTGTAATGTTTGTGTAGCTTTTTATAGTGGTAAAAGTTAGTACGGTGTTTGCAAAAATGTCTGCTTAAAGTTGCTGGTGTTACACCACCTTGCATTAAAATATTGCAGACTACTAAACGTGCTAATACTTGTTCAGCAGTTTTACCTTTAACGTTTATTTCTTCTACTGGTATGTCTAACACGTCAGAAGCTATATTTTTTAATAATTCTATTTCTTCTAATAACATTAGTCTGTAGTTTTATGGTTGTCGTCGTCGTTTAATATCTTATGTATAATAGGATCAATTTCTTTAATTTGCCTATATATACTTCGTACTTGCTTCATTACGTCAGCACGTTGCGTTTTAGTTATGTCAGTACCAGTTACGGTAGTCACTAAACTTTGTGCTTGTTCTAATAATTTGCTAGTCTTCTTTTTCATAATCGTAAATGTCTTGTATGTAAATACCTTGCTTTATAAGTTCTTTACAGTAGTTGTCTAATTCTTTTTCAGTTCCTACAAATAAACCACCTTTAATATGTGTGTGGTCTGCATAACGCATACCAGTAGCAGCGTCTATATGTATAGCAGAACCTTTGTTATTAGCTTTTAAAGCTATATAAAACTTTTTTACTATAGTTTCTTCTGGTTCTGGTATTGTGCGTATTATCCAGCGTTCATTATTACTGTCTAGTTCGCCATATTCTTTAGCAGTATACTTGTAGTCTTTGCCCTTATTAATACCGTCTTCTGTGTATGTGTCGTAGTCGTTCATAATTAAAATGGTAAGTCTGACGGTGTAGTATCGTTAAAATTATCGTCAAAAGAATTATTAGCTTGTTCGTTTACGTCTAAAGCCATTTGCCACACGTCAGCAGACGTATAATAATTGCCTTTGTATTCTCTACTAGATAAATTAAATAATACTTGTACGTTGTCACCAGCACTAAATTCTAATAACATATCTACTTTTTGTTGTCCGAATAAATTAAAACATACTTCTGGGTTATACTTTGCACCAGTATCTAATACAAAAGATTGTTTAACCCATTCTTTACCAGCTTTACTAGTACCACTTTGCAATTCTAAAACTTTAACTAAAGTTCCTTTTACTTCTAAACTCATAATCTTTATTTATTAATTAATTAATTACTTTTTAAAACTTTCACTTTCGTCTTCGCCAAAAACACCTAAAGAATATAGACCAGCTAATTTCAATACTGCTCTAGACATAGCACGTTTTTCAGCCATTTCTACTACGTAGTACGTGTTTGTACTACCGTCTTTAAAACTATTACCTTTTAAAGCACTACCGTACGTTTCTATTTTACTAGATCCTAAAGTAGCATAAGCTTTAACTACTGCAAATGTAGGTTCGCAACGTTCTAAATTATAGCTTATTTCTATTTTCTTTTTAGCTTGTATTTTATCAATACCAGCACGTGTAATAATTGTATAGTGCTGGTGCTTAAATACGTCTTCTGGTATTAAACCGTTGTCTTTGAAAATTTTATTTAAAGTTTCTTGCTGCGTCATAATTATATATCTAAAATTTTACGTTGTTCTAAACTTGCTTTAACTTGTTCTAGTCGTTTTATAGCGTGTAACGTAGACATAGCACGACCGTTATAATGTAACTGTACTGCGTAATCATTTTTACCGCTGCTATTAATAGCTTTTACTTCTTCTTCTTGCCACTCTTTAGCTAGTTTTTGTAGACTTTCTATTTGATTGTCTATAACTCTTTTAACGTCGCCCAATCTAACTTTTTCTACTTGCATATCGTTTCGTATATAAAGTTACTAATTTTGTCTTCGTACTTGTTCAGTAAATATGCTATAGGTAATAGCAGAATAAATTGTAGTAATGTAATCATTTTGTGTATCATTTGAATTAATAATACGCAAATATAAACACTTTTTAGTTTATAAAACAAATCTTTTGTAAAGTTTTTTTTGTAAAATTTAATTTACTAGATATAATAAATTTAAAATAAAGCTATATATATATATAAATATATATCTATATTAATAATAATATAATACTAATATATATATATACTTCTTGTTTGTGTCCTTTTGTTGTTACGCAGAACGCATAACTGACTAATTATAAGTCCATTAAGATATTTATGGGTAAAGTGCCATTGTCTTTAACTACCATACAAGCTATTGCTGGTTTTTTACCAGCTTTAGCATAGGCCATAGCGTAAGACTTAAAGTCTATACCACACCCAACTTGACTACCGAATACACGATATTTAGCACCTACGTAATGTTCTGTGTAGCATTGTGTATGTAAGTGTCCTTGTACTGTGTTCATCATATCAGCACGACATTTAGTACGTGCAGTACCAGCTTCACCGTGTATATACTGTACGTCGTCTTTTACGTACCGTTCTACAAAGTTCCAGTTAGGTGTTTCTAATACTTCTTTGTAGCTTTTTATCCACTTACTAGGTATTGCAGACGTTTGTGCTTTACGCATTATAATTCTGTCGTGGTTACCTATTAATACTGTAGCTTCTGGAAACGCTTTATACCATTTAGCTATTTTACTTATAGCTAATTCTAGTTCGTCTAAACCACCTAAACCGTCTGCACTTGTTTCGTGGTAACTACTATAATGATTGTCTATTACGTCGCCTATAAACACTACTTCGTTACAGTTGTGTGTAGCGTATTGTTCTATACAAAATTCTAAATAACCGTCTAGCGTAAATGGTTCGTGTATATCACCTATTACCAGTACGTTATTAGTTCTGTGTTTTCGATAGTTTAATAGTAACGCTTCTTCGTCTGCTTTTAACCTATACCTATTTGTTTTGTTTACTTGATCCACCAAAAAAGAAATCTATTATTGTATTAACTTTACTTGACATAGCACCGAATACCGTAGAAATAAAACCTATTTCGTAGTCGGATAGTTGTATATTGCTTGTAACAAAGTATCGAAATAAAACATAAGATAAACCGAAATAACCACACGTAAATAACGCTGCTAATATTTTCTGTATAAAAGCGTCGTTACTGTATAATTCCCTTGCACTTTTACGGTCTTCTACTTCTTTACTAAATAATTCTTTTTCTTGTTCTAATAATATTCGTTGTAGTTCCAGCTTTAGCTGCTTTTTTTCTTCGTCAGACGTATGCAGTTCGTCTACTATTTCGCTAACTTGTGGTACTAAATTTTTAAATATATCTAATATAACCATATTGCTGCTGGTTTGTCTTTATCGTCGTCAGTATGTATAAACGTTTTACCTATACCCATTCGTCTACCTAAACCTACTTTAACTAAAGCGTTAATAATTATAGTTCTGTTTGCACTGTTATTACAGTGTATGTCTACTGCTTTACAAGGTGTTTTAGCGTGACTGCTACCTACACGACCACCTACAGTAGCGTTATGTTTTTCGCTTCTATAACCACTTGTTATTTTAAAAGGTACACCAGCTATAGCACGTGCTTCGTCTAGCTTATGTAAAAAGCTTATAGACATTTTGCCACCGTCTGTAGTTGGTAAACCACTACCGTCTTCATCTGGGCTATCAAATTCTTCGTAATTAAAATACTTTAACATTATTTATGTTTGCAATTTATTTTAGCTAATTCTTTTTCTAGTTCTATTATTCTGTCTTCACATTCGTTAATTATCTTAATTTTTTTTTCTAATCTTTGATCTAAAATTAAAATATCTTTACCTAGTTGCGAAATATTAGCAAATACAGTACCAGCCATAAAAATTACGCCTATTATCCATATTATATTACCTATACTTATTGTAAAGTCTTTACCCATTTACTAGGTATTTTTTTTGTTCTTACGGTATGTTATGTATTTATCTATTGTGTATATAATAGAAATACTTAAAAGAATAATTTGTAAAAATTGTTCTACTTCTGTAAAGCTAATCATTAAAGTTATACTATTTAGCCCTAGTACGTCTGCGTTTTGTTGTATTAGACTTTTCATTTTTTTTATCTAAATAGCTTTTCAGCTTTTGTATGTTTTCTTTTTTTGGTTTATACGTCAAAACTACCGTCTAAAAAGTCACGTAGTGTTATTCTACTGTGTTGTTCGTATGTGTCTAAATTCATACCACTAAAGTAAGTGTCTTTAGTTGGGTTTAAGTCTTCGTTAGTGTTCGTGCTATATTCTGGGTATTTGTCCGTATTGTGTCTAATATAGTCTACTAAACGTGTAGCGTAGTATTCAGCAGTATTCTGTATAATATTACGCATATACTTTATGTCTTCTAAACTTGCTGGTGTACTTGTTTCGCTAATCTTACGT